ATGAATAATCCATTTGAAGAAATTAGCGCAGAATTAAGGACCATTAAGGGATTGGTGCTTGAGTTGAAGCATGGCCCCTCTGTGGCTCAAAGAACCAATCGCCAAAAACTCAGTGGCATTCGAGGAATTGCCGAGTACCTCCATTGTTCTATCCGAACTGCCCAAGCATTGAAAGACAAAGGCCTCTTCCCGGTTTACTGGGTAGGAAAAAATCTATATGCCTATTCTGACGAGGTGGAAGCGGGAATAAAACAAGATAATCCCCTCAAGTCATGACCGCAATCATAACAGGAAATACACTGAGCGCCTGGATCGAAGCCGGTGTGCAGCATACCGGTCTACAGAAAGCGGCAAATAGATTAGCTGATTTAATTTGAAAACTGATGCAAGGGTGGGTCCAAATACACAGAAAAATAGCCGACAGTACGCTCTGGTTGTGTGAACCTTTCACGAGGGGACAAGCCTGGGTTGATTTAATAATATTGGCAAATCACAAAGAGAATGAATTTTTCTACAAAAGAGGTGTGAAAATCAATGTTGGAAGGGGCCAGGTCGGGGTTAGTGAGGTTGGTTTAAGTGATCGTTGGAAATGGTCAAGAAGTAAAGTTCGAAAGTTTTTAAATGACCTTGAAAAAGAACAGCAAATTAAAGTATTCAAAAGTAATGTAACACAACTGGTTACAATAATTAATTATTCAGAATACCAACAAAAAAGACAGCAACCCGAACAGCAGAAAGACAGCAGAAAGACAGCAGAAGAACAGCAGAAAGACACATTCAATAATGAAAATAATGGGAACAATGAGAATAATGGGAATAATACCCCTTTATCCCCAAAGGGAAAAAGACTCAAACCTGTTATTGACCTAAATTTTATTGAGCCCGAATTTCAGGAGATCGTCAATGACTGGCTGTCCTATAAAGCCGAAAGAAAGGAAGCCTATAAAGGGAATAAATCCATACAAACCTTTTATAAAAAATTAAAAGAGCTTTCCGGAAATCATCCCGATACTGCTAAGAAAATCATTGAACAATCAATGGCCAATAATTGGGCCGGAATTTTTGATCTAAAAAACACGAAAAATGGAAACAGACATTACTCTAGAACAAGCACAGAACCTGCAACAGCAGATGAACTCGCTGCAGACCGCGGATGGTAATTTCATCCAGTGGTACCTACTTTCACTGATAACTGGGCGACGTAGAATCACTGTCCGGGCAAGAAGTGAAGTTGTTTATCTTCCATACGATGGCAAAGACCCAGTTGTAATTATGCGGCTGTTCAAGGGTTATATCCGGTTGGCATGGAAGGGGTTCACGATTGATGAAACAAACCTGAAGGCAATCGAGTTCTTAATCAACATAGTATGTGGTAAAACTGACAGGAAAGGGCTGATTCTGCGTGGAGAGTGTGGAGTTGGAAAAACAATCCTGATTTTAGTTTGGCTGAAATTTCGCGAAACAATACTTGCACCGCCAAATCTTAAAAAACCGATTCAGCGTGACGATTTTAATGAGCGCTTGATTAAATGTTCGTTTTTTGAACCCACCTCTCTTTTTTCGGGATTTGAAAACTCCAAATTTGAATTTTTCGCTCAACAATTTGGGGATATTCTCGTCATCGACGATTTGGGACTAAATACCGCAATTAATTATTTCGGAACACCAACTAACATAATCGAGAATATCATTCTCTCTCGATATGTTGACTTTAAAGCAAACTCAAACCTAGAATTTTACGGTTCGACAAACGTGACTACTGCCACACTCAGTGACCTCATTGGCAAAAGGGCTGCATCGAGGCTGTCAGAAATGGCGGCATGGGAGGAGGGCTTAATCACGGGCGACGATCGACGGAAGGACCCATCAAGATTGAAAGTTTGGCCGGTGTTATCAACCAAAAACAAAAGCTAAGCTGAATCAGAAGAAAAACAACCACAAAAGATGTATTATTAATGAATATATAATGAAAGAGAAAATTTTTGAGCAAATAAAAGAGCTGAGCCACACAATCTACCATAAAGAGTTAGACCTTAAGCGCACCGTAAATAGCGATCGCTTCGACATCTGCGACACGATGAATCTTTGCCTCGAAATCATGCTTCTACAGAGCAGGCTAATTGCGTTGAAAGAGCTTGTTCTGGATCCGGATCCCAAGGAAAAGAGTAACCAGAATATCAACTGACATGAGCCCATCTGATTTCAATAAAAAGATCATCGAAATTCTTTCCAGAGTTGAATATCTGACCGAGAAAAACCTCGATGAGGCCGTCCGGAAGATTGAATTAATGATTCGGTACCAGTTTAAGAGCACAACCTCTCTGAATCCCTGGTATTCCAATCAGGCCTTGAAAAAACAAATCGAGCAGATCCTCACCGAGGCGGTGAATCGGGTTGTAAGGCTGACCCAGGACGCTATTACCGGCATATGGGAGCTGGCCGATAAAATGAACGACGAGAGAGTTTTCAAGAAGCTTCTGACAGCTACCGGGGTGACTGTTGCCGCAGAAAGGATTTTAAGGTATTTAAATCGGGTTATTCCCAAAGGCATTGATCCAGGAGGGGAGATCCGGATAACAGCAAAATTTCTTGAAGAGGTGAAGGGCTACCCACGGAACAATGAAGCGTTAAAGGCATTTCTTAACCGGAAGGTTGACGGATTAAACTTATCTGCCCGGGTATGGAACATCGCCAATGAGCAGGTAATTCCTCTAATAGAATCGAAACTGGCTGCCGGACTGGTGGGGGGAACCTCGGCCGATCAGCTCTCCCGGGAAGTACGTTCTTATCTCCGGAACCCGGATGCGCTTTTTCGCAGGGTCCGCGACGTCAAAACAGGAAAACTGAAATTGTCACTTGCCGCGGAAGCCTATCACCCTGGCGCCGGCGTCTACAGAAGCAGCTACATGAATGCAAAGCGGCTAACTGCCTCGGAGACAAATTTCGCTTATCGATCTGCCGATCACGAGCGCTGGAAAGGCTTGGACTTCATTGTTGGAATTGATATCCGCCGGTCAGCAAACAATAAAGGCCCGTGTGTTCTTTGTGATTCTCTGGTTGGCCGGTACCCGAAAGACTATTTTCACACTGGCAACCACCCGTTTTGCATATGTGTAGCCACACCGATCTTGATGGAGGAGGATGATTTTATTAGTCTCCTGACCACTGATGAGCCGGTGAAGGTAGAACAGACGGCTTTGCCCGACGGGTTTAAAACCTGGATCCGCGAAAATGCCGCCAAACTTAACGGGAATTCTGCCCCTTATTTTGCCAGATATAACACCCGCTTTGTGAAGGCAATTTTGAAAAAATAGGAATTCAATTTTCCCGAATATATATAATCAGAAAGGATAAGAATATGGCAAGTTTACATTTTGAATCGACATACGACGGCAGCAAGCTGAGAGATGGCCTGAAGATGTCTAATAAAGAGGTTTCCGAATGGGCCCGCAACGCGGCTCACTCCGGGGAGACGGTCGAGAACATGTTCAACCGAGTACAGAAGGTGGCTGCCGGATATTTAACCCTGCAATTTTCCGCGTCAATGATCACACAGATCGCAAGCGTCCGCGGGGAGTGGCAGAAGTACGAAGCCGTTCTGACTAATACCCTGGGAAGCAATAAGGATGCCGTCGAAAGTCTCAAGATGATCTCCGAGTATGGCGCTAAAACTAACTTCCAGGTCAATGAGCTGACCGATTCGTTTGTTAAACTGGCCGGACAGGGGTTCAAACCAACCCGGGAGGAGCTGGCCAAGTTGGGAGACCTGGCCGCATCAAAAGCTAAGGGGTTCAACCAGCTCACAGAGGCAATTATCGACGCCGAGACCTTCGAGTTTGAACGTCTGAAGGAGTTCGGGATCCGGGCTTCCAAAGATGGGGAAAAGATCACCTTTACGTTCAAGGGAATCAAAACCACCGTGGATGCTTCGGCAGCATCTGTCAGGGATTACGTCCTGTCCCTGGGTGAACTTGAAGGCGTCAAGGGATCCACCGAGGCAATCAGTAAAACTATCGTCGGCCTTGCCTCCAACTTCCAGGATGCCCTGGATCAGATGTTTAACTCGATGGGGAAAAGCCAGGAGGGCCTGATTGCCGGATCTATAAAGGCAGGCACCGAGCTGGTGCAGAACTACGAGAAGGTGATCGATGTAATGAAGGTTCTGGTAGCTACCTACGGAGCATACAAGGCTGTCACTATTGCGACAATGGCTATTCAGGCATCGGCACGATTCGCTGAAAACATTCAGCTTATTTCTATGTTCCGTAAAGAGATGGGGCTTGCCACCGCCGCCCAACAGGCATTCAATATTTCCGCTAAAGCCAATCCTTACGGAATAATCCTGGCTCTTGTTACCGGGCTTATATCGGCGCTTGTTATATTCTCAAAGGGCACAAAGACCGCGGAGGATATGGTCAACGACCTGAACGACTCCATCGCGCAAATCGGAAAACAGCAGGAGATCAACGGGCTGATTGAAAAGTACGATGAACTTAAAAACAAGACAAAGCTGACCGACGATGAGCAGAAGGAACTAAACAGCACGATACAGCAGTTGGCCACCATATTCCCGACGGCTGTTGGTCAAGTGGATGAGTATGGCAAGGCAATTGACCTGGTAGCCGACCGACTGCGAACTGCAAATAAGGAGTATCAGGCTTTTCTTAAGACAGCCACACAGCAGGAAGTTGACAATACAACCAAAAAGCTTCAGGGCCTTATCGCCATGCGAGAACATCTCCTGCAGGGCGTCAACTCAGGTCAAAGGACAATGACCACCCAGCGGATGGGTGAAGCTCCGAAAGAGGTTACGGTTGTTCTGAGCGAGAAGGAGAAACAAAAGGAGACCGAACGGATCAAAGAGTTAAGCAAAGAGATTGACTCTTTGTCATCCACCTTAACCGAGGCGCAAAAGAAGCTTCTGGGGCTATCTTCCGTAACTACCGAACAAGCACTCAAACCATACCAGGATCTGTTCAAAAAGGTGTCTGAATATACCACAAAGCAGGCATACGACACGAAAGCTAAGCTGACCGAGTTGCTTGGCGCCGGTCTGGGATCCGAAGCGGAGGAAAAGATCAAACAGCAGATCGATTCCATCGCCGAAAGCTTAAATCTCCCGACGGTAAAAGAGCAGATCGCTCAGATTACAAAAGCGATCGCAGACGCGGAAGTCAAGCTCACAGAAATGCGGGGCCCCACATCGTTGTCATCAGCAAAGGAGATCACAGAGCAGGAGAAAAACATAAAAGACCAAAAAGACCAGCTCGCAGCGCTGACTGGGGTTAAGCAAAAGGAGATTGACAAAGAGCTCAAATCAGAAGAGGACCGGCTGAAAAAGCAGGCAGAACTTAACCAGAAGGAAATCGACCTGATGCTCGCTCGAAATAAAGCGGTCATCTCCGTCATGGGCGAAGGTATCGAAAAACAGAAGGCACTGGCTAAGCTTGCCTATGACGAAGACCTGGCGAGGATCAAAAAGGAAGAGCAGGACCGGCTGAAAGATATCAACGAAGCCAAGGGGCTGAAAGCGACAGATAAAGGTTACATCACCGTCCTCCCGGAGGGCGAACAGCAGGCTTTCAACGATCAGAAGATCGCCGCGGAGTGGGATTATACCAAGCAGGTCGAAAAGATTAACGTTGACGCCGCGAAGGCTCAAAAACAGATATGGGATGAAGCCACCGAAGCATTCCTTTCCGACATAGAGAAAGAGAATCGGGCGGTCAATGACAAGTATGATAACTTGGTCAATAAAGCACTGGAGGCTGGTTCAACGCAGGAAGAAATCGATGCATTGAATAAAAACCGCGCAGATGAGCTCACGCAGGTTCAAAGCAATTCAGCACTAAAACTGTCCTCGTTCTACAAAAAAGCTTTCGGGGATATCAGCCGGTACGGATTCAAGACCCTCGACAGCCTCAAGGACAAGATCGACGATATGATCAAGACCGCTTCTCAGGTTGACGTAGGCGGCAAGACGATGATTCAGGTCCAGTTCCCTACTGATCAGGTTGACGAGTACGGGAATACTGTCAAGAAGACCGTCACAATGTCGATCGAGGAGTTTGAGAAGTTTCAAAACAAGGTTGATGATATTTCAGAAGAGCAGGAAAATAGAAACCCGTTTAGGGCGCTAAAAGACAGTTTCAACGATCTGCAAAAAGCAATTGATTCGGGAGATAAAAAGGCTATCTCTGACGCGATGGAAGTATTCCTTAGCAATACAGAGAAGTCAATCGCTGCTGTCAAAACGCTCGCAGATGCAATCGGCGGGGATCTGGGTAGTACGATAACGACGATTACCCAGCTCGCAGACGGCATTGTTTCTATCGCAAAGGGGATCGCAACGGAAAACCCGGCTGACATTATCGCCGGAGCAGCCGGTATATTTCAGGCAATCTATAATTCAGCATCGGCCTATAAGCGCGCACAGGAGCAGTGGACCCGTGACCTGATCGAATTACAGCTCGAATATAACTCTGTTCTCAACGAACAGCTCCGTATTCAGGAGCAGCAAACCGTCTTTGTCACGGACTACGCAAAGTCGATCCGGGACGCTTCAACGGCCTTGAACGATGCGCAAAAGAGCTATAACGGTCTACTTGACGGCAAGTCTATTGATGAATTCCTCTCTGAGTTGGATGTCAAGATCGGCGTTAAGAGCAAGGGCTCAAATTGGGCGTGGGCTGGCGGTATCGTTTCCGGGATATTGGGAGGAAAGAAAAAGAAAGATGTGTTCGGGGACCTACTGGAAACATACGACGAGTTAATAAATAAAGATGGTACCCTTAATGTTCAGTTGGCTGAAACACTTCTGAATACAGACGCCCTGTGGACGAGCGCGAATCAAGGATCAAAGGATGCGCTCACCGCGTTGGTTGAATATCAAAATCAGATTAATGAAGCTAATGAACAGATAAAAGAAGCTGTGAGTAGCTTGGCCGGAGCTATTGGGGATGACTTATTTACTGCCATTTCCGATGCCTGGGACAATGGAACAGACAGCTTTGAGGCGTTCAAGGGCACGGTAATGGACGGACTAAAGGATATCATTAAACAGATGACTTTCAATGAAATATTCTCTGATTCCCTCGAGCAGCTGGAGGAAGGTTTGGCCGCGTCATTTGTCGTTGGTGGCGACCAGAATCCCCTCGATGAGTTCACTACCTTCCTGAATTCCGCTCCCGGGCTATTGGACGCGTGGGAATCTGCGATGAAGGGATGGGACCAAGCGGCCAAGGCGGCAGGGATAGACTGGACGAGCACAGACACCTCTACTGCCTCCGGCCTCACCCGCTCCGCGCAATCACTCACTGAGGAGACCGGCGGAGAGCTGGCCGGGATATGGCGCAAGACCTCAGACGATACCCGGCAGATCCGGGACTACACAAAAGAGGGGATCAATCATCTGGTCCGGATCGAGGCGAACACTTACAACACTGTTGTGGAGTTGCAGAACGCCGTCAATGAATTGAAAGGTTCAAACACGAGGCTTGAGCAGATCGTCACAAATACGAAACCTCAAGTAACAGGAAGAGATACAGGAGAATGACCTATGCATCGGATAATAACTTACTAGCAACACTATTATGACGCAATTAACAATCAAAAGAGGAACGGCCAGCGTGGCCAGCGTGGAGATCGACGAGAGCACCGTCTTTGCAAAAAAGCTGATGTCAGAACACAAGGTCCGGACTGAGTTCTACGCAGCCGCTCCGCTGCCCCTGCAGCTCGGCGATCATATTGTCGTCGCCGGGACCAACTACTCACTGAACCGGCTCCCGGAGATACAGAAGATCAACAATAAAACATACAAGTACTCTGCTGAGTTTGAGGGTGAAATATATACCCTGTTCAACAAGCTGTTCATGTACGACGGCTTGACTGAGTTCGACTATACCGGTACCCCGGCTGACTTTGTCGCGCTTATCGTCACTCAAATCAACCTGATCGATCCGGGGTGGTCTTCCGGATCCGTGGATGTTGCGGATGAGAAAAACATCACGTTCTCCAATACCACCTGCAGGCAGGCACTTACTCAAGTTGCCGAGGCCTTCAAAATGGAATTCGACGTTGCAGGGAAGGTAATCAGCTTGCAGGCAAACATCGGTACCGAAACGGCCCACCGCTTCGAGTATGGGCGGGTAAAAGGAGACCTTGGCGAATTGATCAACAAAGGCCTGTACAAGCTTACCCGCGTTCAGGTGAGCGATCAGAACATCGTCACCCGGGTATACGGATTTGGAGGATCAACCAATATCGGCCCTGACTATCGCAACCGGGCTAAGAAGCTGATTTTCGAGAGCAAGTATCTTGAGGCCAATACAGACCTGTATGGTGTCATTGAGGGTGTATTCAATGACGAGAGCATCTACCCGAAACGCACCGGTAACCTGACTGCTGTGAATGTCGAGTTGGACACAGAGAGCAACTACAATCCAAACCTGAGCTACGTAGAGGACACCACGATCGACTTTGATATCAATTCCTACCTGATCGCCGGACAGACGGCGAAGATCGTGTTTAAAAGCGGGGACCTGTCAAGAGAGGAGTTCGAGATCTGGAAATACGATCATGTCACGAAGCGGATATACTTCAACCTGTTCGACGAAAGTGACGGGTACGTACTACCCAACAGCCTCAATTTGCCGGCCACAGGGGACACTTACACCCTGATCAATATCTCGATGCCGCAAAGCTATATTGATGACAATGAAGACGAGCTGCAGGCCGCTACGCAGGAATTTTTGGACCAGAACAGTGTTCCTCAAGTTACCTACCAGCTTGAGATCGACCCGAAGTATGTCAAGGCGAATTCAATCGCCCTGAAAGTCGGTGACCTGGTCACGATCTACGACGAGGCTTTGGGAATCGATAAGCTGATCCGGGTGATGCAGGTTGAGTACCCGCTTGTCAATGAGTATAAAGTCAAAGCGACCATCTCCGACACGGTCATCTATACGACTTCGGAGCGTGTGATTAAAGAGCAGGCAAAGCAGAAACGTAATGTGGTTACCCTCAAACGGCAGACACTTGAGAACGCCCGCAGAAACACCGCCGCGCTCAAACGCCTGCGGGATTACCTGCTTGACGCTGACAATGAGTTTGATCAAGACCTGATCACAGCTAAGCGAATCGCAGCCCTGCTGATCGAGTCAGGTACCAGCGCGGGGAACTTCATTCTGCATACCCCGGTACCGACGTTCCTTGACAACTACGGCGGCAATGCGAACGCTTTCCTCGCGCCCGGTTGTACGCTGTCTCATCTCGAGATCAGTATTCCCATCACGGTTGGCGAAGGAGAAGAAGCAACGATCGAGGAGCGGTATGACTGGACCATCACGGAAGGATCATTTGCGGACCTGGTGCCGGCCAGCGAGTACTACCTGTACGCGAAGTGTTCAAAGGCTGAACAGACGGCGGTCTGGGTATTGACTTCGGATGTGATCAAGTCCAATCAGGAGGGCTTTTACTACTTCCCGGCAGGGACGTTGCTTCCAGTTGACGAGAAAGGGATCCGGACCTTTAAGACCGGGTACGGCAAGACTTGGATTAATGGCCGGATGATCACGACCGGCCGGGTGCAATCGATCTCGGGAGAAAATTACATGGATCTGGACAGCGAGCAGTTCAAATTCGGCGGGATCGATGTCAACGTTTCGGAGGCAGACACAACAACCCTCCAGAACGTCAAGATTAAAGGCTCGCTGATTGTCGGTCCGGACGGTGGATCATTCCCGCTCGGGCGTCCGCGCGGTACTTATGTTCCCGGAACGCCTTATTACAAGGGTGATGAAGTGACATATAGCGGCAGTACATGGATGTACATTAATGCTGTACCGTCAGATGAAGCATTGGCCCCGGCGCCTGTAGAGGGCGTTTACTGGCATTTAACGGCAGCAAAGGGAGATCCCGGCGTAGGTTCACCCGGAGATCCTGGAGTTGACGCAAGATATGCTGTATTAACTGCTGCTGCTATGGCCGTAAGTTTCGACACAGCAGGCAATACTCCGTCTCCGTCGTCGATCTTATTAACAGCGATGGCTTACAACATGGTTGGAACGGCTTATTATGAATTTTTTGAAAACGACACCTCACTCGGATCGCCGTCAACGACAAACACAAAGACTCTTTCCCTAACCGGTAGGGTTTATATTGAGATGCCGCGAAAGATCGAGGTTCAGGTGCGTGAAGAATCATCCGGAGGGACGATCGTTGCCCGTGACCAGATATCAATTATCGGGATGAAGGCCGGACAAAACGCTGTTCAGGGAATCATTGAGAACTCATCTCATACAGTCCCGTCCAGCTCCGCCGGGATTGTGTCTAGTTACACAGGTTCAGGAACAAAAATCCAGGTATACGAAGGCGCAACGTTATTGACATTTCACACGACGTTGGCTGCCGGTCGTTTCACAGTCGGAGCGCCTGTTGTTTCACCCACCGGGAAGATCACAGTAGGCGCCCGCAGCGGGTCCGGAACAACTCTTTGCACAGTGGCGGATCACTCCGCGATGGATGGCTCCACCGATGTTGTGACGATCACTTATCCCATTACGGCAAGGAAAGCAGACGGGACGGATGTGACTTTTAACCTGGTTCAAACGGTAACGAAATCAAAGCAGGGAAGTACGGGCGACCCAGGAACTCCTGCACCTTACTACGAGTACCGCTACGCCGTCAATGGCAGTACTGTGGTCTACCCAGCCATTACCGTAACTGATCGGAACCCGACAAATTACTCAACGACCAAACCTGATGTTGAAACGTTACAAACATTATGGTTTACTGTGGCAAAAGTCTCAGCGGACGGAAGTAGCTTGCTGACGAATTGGACTGCACCGGAAAAGATGGCCGCGAACAATAACGGATCTTACAATCCTACGCCGGTGGATCGGGAAACTTACGTCGGAACATCTTCTTATCACGGCGGTACAGATTATATCGATATCGTGTATTATTCCGGCCGGTTCTACTACGCCAGGATCGATGCCGGGGATATTCCGGTCGGTACAGAGCCGACAAATACAGCATACTGGAACCCGTTTGAAGCGAAGGTACCCAACATCGCAACTGGGTTGTTATTGGCGGATTTGGCGTATATCAGGAATTTAGGGGTTAATCACCTTCGGACCGGCGTTTCACCAAATGCGCGTATCGCAATCAATCGGATAGTAAATGAAACTACTGGGGAGGGGTCGAATGCTATCGAGGTTTTTGAGGAAGGGCAAACAGACAGTAATACTCCTGTAATCAAAATAGACGATACGGCTGGAAGCGAACCGTCAGGATACGGATCTACTACTTATCCAGGAATTGATGTAAGGAAAGGAACAGTCTCGAAATTATCTTCGGTTGGTATATTCACAAATGGTCCTGGTATGCAGTGCATCTCATCCTCAACGGGAATAACCGCTAAAGCAGCTATTGCGGCTCTTTGCAGTGGGAATGTGGCTGATTCGAGTGGCTTTTTGGCCGGTATATTTGCAAGTGCTTATAATTCTGGCGCCGCCAGGGCCTATGCCGCATACCTGGCCGGAGATGTAATAATATCAGATAATCTTTCTGTTGGTTCTTTCGACCCTTACAGCTTATCGCTTTCCGCGTCAACAAATTACGCTATCAGTACGAATAAGAACTGCATTATCATTACTTCCGGCGGGACGGATGCAGGTATATATCGGATTCTAAATGACGATGGGGTAACTCCCGCTAACGGTAAGCCTCTATTTATTACAAACGCAGGAACAAATTCAGTTTGGATCAGATCAAACGGTGAAGTGACGAACAACAACATAAAATCTAACGGACCAGCACCATTTGATCTACACCCGGGAAGTTCCATTTATATGATTTACAATAATGGGTATTGGAGGGTACAAGTAGATTACGGTCAATAAAATTGAGAAATATGGATTACGGAAAAATTAACGAAGACGGATGCCTTTCAATCAGAGAGGCATCCGAAGAGCTGGCAAATAAGCTATTTAAAGACGGCTGGAAGAGAATAGAGACACCGGCGTGCGAACTCATCTGCGGGGAAAATGAAAGGATCAAGGCCATTCCCGCCGATGCGGGAGGTCACATAACATTTACTTACGAGAAAGTGATCAACAAAGAAGGCATCCAACGAAAGATCGACAACCTCATTAAAGAGGTTGCTGCAACCGATTATCAAGCTCGAAAGTGTTATGAGTACTCACTTGTCGGCAAACCGCTACCTTATGACATACAGAAAATTCATACTGAATCGGAAGAAATAAGGGAGAAAATCAGAGCGCTTGAAGTGTTAATTGGAGAGAGGACATAAGTTTGATGACTTTTAAAAGGGAAAATTATTCTCCTGAGCATGTTTTCAGCGGCTGAATAGCCGAAAATTAGGGAAAAAGGGTGATCCGATATATTTCAGATGAAACACTACATCATGGAAGTATCAAAAGCATCCCCTTACAATTACGGCCATAACCTGGGCGGAGACATGGAAGCGGTCCGGCGTTATGTATCGTCACGTTACCCAAGATTACTTGACTATTCGGCCTATCATTGCTCCATTGCAGGAATGGCCGATGAAGCTGCGGACGTGTTGGACGAGGTGATCCTTGACCTGCTGCAGAAGGATGAACAGAAGGTGATCCGGATGATGACCTCCCGGAAAGGTAAGTACACGGAGCTTGATTTCTATGTGCTCCGGATGATTAACCTTTCCGTGCATTCGGCCACATCACCCTACCAGAGTCGTTACCGGTCAATCCCCGTGAACGATAATGTGAATTTTCAAAGACTCAAAATCATTGACGATCCGGACGAAGAACCAGACAGAGCTGGTTTGATATTAAAACGGATGCGGCTGATACGTTGGGTTTTCGATGGATTGGATCTGAGCGACCTGGAAAGGCGTGTGTTTGAATATAAGTTCTTTGAACAGGAATCATTTTTGCAGTGGTCTGGGCCGGAGAAAACAAAACAACTGTATCCTATTTACGAGCAAATAATAGGAGCGATACACGGAGTCCTATATTACCAGGGGTTGACGAAAGTTAAGCCGCGGAATTATAAATTGACGGGACCTCAGATGGATCGTCAGATGGAGATTATCCTACAGTTTCGCAGAAAGCGGAGGATCACGATAAAACACACGAATGATTATTCACAATAAAATTGATATGAATGGAAGAGGAAGACTATTTTGGAAAGCTCACGCAGCAGCAGCTTGTTGAGCTAATGAACGGGAAGCCAAGCAAAGGCAACCCGGGAGTTGTCGATCTCGAAATCGATGACGAGGCGGTCCGCCGGCCGATACTCAAGTCCGAAAAGCCCCAGGAAGAATGGGACGTTCGGGACTGGAAAAGATTCATGGATGCCGGGGACCCGAGGAACAACCACTCTGTTGACCTGGACCTTTAAGTTTAACAGTAAAATAACAACAAAATGAAGAAAGAAAAAGAAACTGAGCCTGTTCTTATTGATGTCAATGAAATAGAACTGGACAAGCATCTCCACTTCATCCGTACCCGGCTCCTCCCTTTGTTGGAAAAGGTTAAAATTGAATTCCTGAAGCTCGGTCTGGGGTCGTTAAAGGACGAATACCTGGAGGACATTTTGCACAATGGCATGAAGCTTATCTGTGAAGAACTCGGGAATCAAATAAAAAAGGAAACCCCATCGAGGTTCCTGCAGAGCGACGCCAGGAAGCAGGCAAACATCTTGCTGAGTAAGCTGAATAGCGCCCTTGAGAAAGTAGACATTTTTGCCATTGACCACGCCGTTTTATTAGATTTTGTTTCAGTGGATGAGGCCGGCAATATCGTTCTGGCGGATGAAGGTATCGAGAGGCTCAGGGACATGCATTCGACGTACTGTCTCACGCCAGGAGGCCTCGAACTCTTGGCGGCCCACAAGAAGGCAGCAGAAGCGTTAAACGAATTCTACCAGATGGGGAAGGCGAATCTCAGCGAGGACACAAGGGACCTGAAGGATCTCTTTCACTTCGATCCGGAAGGAAACCTCATACCAGCCGTCCAGGATTATGACCTTTTTCAATATGCACGGAAAAGACGAGACAAGTAGGCTTTTTAAGTACATAAGTAGTGAATAATGCAATAAGACCGGTGGCCCGGTTAACGCCGGTACCCGGTCTTTGAAACTCTCTCTTAAAATATAACCCATGGCAAAGCATCTCACGCCCAAGCAAGAACTTTTCTGCAACGTTTACCTGGAGACCGGCAACGCGAGCGAGGCTTACCGGAGGGCATACAACTGCTCGATGATGAAACCGGAGACGATCAACGTAAAGGCCATAGAATTGCTGCAAAACGGTAAGATCGCGGTAAGGTTGGCCGAAATGCAAAAGGAGCTCAAAAAGGCCTCAGACATCACCAAGGAGCGTGTTCTTACTGAACTGTCAGCGATCGCCTTTGCCGATATCCGGGATTACGTCAAGTTCGACGGTACCACACTTACCTTTAAGTCCTTTGACGAGCTCACCGGCAGCCAGGCGAAAGTCATTGAGAGCATTAAAAAGAAGAAGGACGGGTCCATCGAGCTAAGGTTCCATGGGAAGTCGTGGAGCCTGGAACGGATATGCAAAATCCTGGGATTCGATTCGCCGAAGGATCTCAGACTGATGCTTGAGCGACTTGATGAATCACAGCTCGATCAGATCATTAATCAAATAATTGACAAAAATGAATAACGACAGCCAGACACCGAGACCGGTCATAAGGATCGGCAGAGATATGAAGATAAGATTGCTGAAGGCCTGCGCCTCCGGTGAACTGTATCCGGATGAGTTTAGGGAACTGTTCTATGTGGTACCGAAGAGCCTCCAGTTCAAAACGGATGAGGAGCTCCAGGCTATAGTTGACGGGGAAATACCCGAAGGGGAATTTAATGATAAAGATTAGTCAGATAATCAAGCAAATGTAATACAATGACAAAATTGATCATGAAGACGATAATATGGTTTTTGATGGTGATAATCCTGACACCATACTTCTTGATCGTGTCCCGGGAAGAAATGAGGATGACAATGGATAAAATAATAATTTGGCTTGATAATAATAACTGGCATGAATTTTACTAATACTTAAGGTAATTGTCTTTATACCAGTTGATCAGCAAAGGTGTTAACTAAATCGGGATTACCGTTAACTAAACAATAAGGTGAAAAATAGTGCATTTTAGATAAAAAATTACTGATAATTAAATACTTACTATTAAACGTAATGTCACCTATGGGACAACTGTTATAAACACTGGTAGCCGCCCGCGGCCAACTCATTTTCATTGACGAACATGTAATTCTCATGACCTCATTCACGATAAAGAGATCGATCCGGAGGAGATGATAAACATGGTTCTGGATGATATCAAGAAATAAAGGATTTAGCACCCAGATTATATTTTAAGTTGTATCAAATCTTAAACTCACAATCATGGACAATAACTACAACGAGATTCTCAATCAAATCAAATTAGGAATGCTTCCTTCTGTTACCGGAATGCAATTCTCTCAATCCCAAATCGATGAAATCAAGGCCTTGTTGGAAGATCGCAAATCTAAAATCACCGAATACTTCGATTGTTGTATCGAGTCCAGGCTTAACCCCACTATCAAGTAATATCCGGAAATTTTGATGAATTATATTCCGTGATTGTTGATTGCCTGACTATGTTCACGTCTGTCCTTCCATTCCCTGCGTAATGGACATCGTAGACCTTAAAAACATAGCCAATTCCTTCGATGTCTACAACTACTTTCTCACCTATTCCTGGTACCGTAGATAAATTCAAATTCATCAAATAACGGAACACTCTTTTGTCCCTATCAAATTCCATTAGGCATACGTTTTCCATACGTTCTGGTTTTTTAGGTAAATTGGTAAATATACAGGAATACAGGCAATAATGCAATGCTCGCTTGACCCTCAGGGAGTTCAGTTTTGTTCGGATCTCTCAATCATCTCAGGACAGGGCCTCTTCGATTAGGTTTACGTCCCATCGTCTCGCCGTTCGTGCCTTGACTTTGTGATATCATTTCATTTATCTTGTTCGGCGGGATGATGTTCTGCATCGAGAGCATCCGGCTCGCAGTTTCAAGTTCTGAGCGCTTGTAGTAGTACCGGGCCCGTTCGGTGTTGCCGCTGGGATAGCCAACGATCCAGCGCTTGTGGCGCCATTCCTTCACCTGCTTTTCCCCGTACTTTTTGAATGCCTGTTTCTCCGAGATGTTCTCGTCAATGAGACCCAGCTCTTTCAATGTTTGGATCGTACCGATGCCGATCGCATTGGCAATGATCCGTTCGATTACTTTGTCTTCCATGTTGAATTGATTTGGTTTATAATTGAATTGGTCGCTCCACCTGGGCGGGAATGCAATAGGATAACCAGCCGTGTCATTTTTTTTGAGAGACAGTCAACCTGGTTCCGCACCTCGGGCATGTGAACTGATCTACGCGGACCGGTTCGAACAACTCGACGATGTCCACCTCCAGGGCATTGGCAATCCTTTGTAAAATTTCAACGCTTGGATTGCCATTGATGTGATTACTCAGTCCGACCCGGTTTATTCCCATTTTTTTGGCCACTAGCTGGACGCTCATGCCTTTCTCTTTTATTACTTCTTTGATTCGTAAGCTCATAAAATTAGATTTTTTCAGCAAATATAACATCATTTATTTCTTGTACTGACATAACACTACGAAAGTTTAAAAAAATAGTGTTAAAAATATACGCTTAAATTTGCATTGTAGTTTTATAGCATTACATTTGTATTGCAATTTAGTGCTATAAACTTAAAAAACTTGAATTATGGAAACACAAAATGAAAATCAGAGAGAAAAACCAACTTTTAGAGAGTTGCTCGACCAGATAGATAGACAAGCTGACCTTGCCTTGAAACAAGCAAAACAGCGATTGGAGGAAGCAAAACAGAGGGAGAAAGAATCCAGACGCATGGAGGAACTAATTAACCGTTTGAAGGAAGCCCGTAATCAATCTACTGCACCAAATGTAAATCATGATTTAAATGTCAACCATGATTTAAGGGTTGTTTTCCGGGAACGGAAAATGATCCTGCCATACATACTAAAGCCCACCCCGATCCACTTAAGAATAGTATGATAGTCAATTTAATAACCACTTAAAAAAATCAACCCATGCTGAACACAACTCCAAAACCAAGGAGGATCATCGTTGAGAATATTGATCTACGAATCGATCCCAAATCCAAGCGACAAACCGTAAGGATCAGTATCGAAAACGAAATGGACCTGAATATCTCTCCTGCGGAGGCCGTTAAGCTGGCCAGGATTCTGACCTCTTATAAATTCGCAACTGAATAGCCATGAACGAGCTTCTGAAAATCGATTTCTCGACCCTTTCAACGGGTGAGCAGGTCCAGGTAAAGCGGATCAGTCAGAAGGTAGAAGCTGGCCAAGATGTCACCGAGAAGGAAAAGCAGTTCATCAGGGACATGTGCTCCCGGGTGAACGGGCGGAAACAAGATACCAAATTAGCCGTATATGATCACTTAAACTCCACGCCTATGGATTGATCAACGTCTTAACCCTAATGCCAGGAACATGGCTCCAAGGAGAGCCACATTCCTGGGAAGAGTTCTATGAATTTCAACATCAACTCGCGTTGAGGCCTCCCTTGTGGAGGCTTTTTCGTTACTGGCATTGGCTCGGCTGGATCCTGAATGAAGATTTTTCGACGGTCACTACACACGCGAATGAGAACCGGGATCCGGCAGGAGCAAACGAAGCACGTGGATAGGGTCTGGCATAAATTAAAATTTTCGGATTGGTCTTACCTTGAATTTTGCCGTTTTGAGCGCTATTTCTATCCAACTCCCATCGCTGGCATCGAAATAGTACGCCCGGCTTGAGCTGTCAAAGATGGATTCTGTTGAACTCCAGTAAACTCCGGTAAACCCCGGAATTTTCTCTTTGACGGCATAAATAAGGTCTATTTCCTCCCGGGCTGGAAGGTACCAATCATTATAACCATTGACTGTTAATTTAGTACATTCTCTCGCTGCGCCAATAGTGCATGATCCACTTATTTTTGAGGTATTGTACTGTCCATCAGTCAAACTATTGGCTTCCAAGGTATGACCAGAGCATCCCCATGCGAACGTGTTATTTCCATTCACGCTTAGATCGTTCTCCAAAACGATTAAACCGCTTTTGTTCTCACTATTTAAGGCAAAAACAATTCCTCCCTTGTAGGGGGATCCAACTTCTAATGACGCGGTTATTTTGATTGCCTTCTCTTTAGTGGCGTTGATGCTAGTGACGACTGCCGATATAGAATGCTCGCCGGTTTCTATATCGGCAGTCGAAATATCAAAAGTAATTGGCTCTGAAAACTTTGTACCAATCAGTGTTTCATCAAAATACAATTCTACTTTTTCAACGTCGATCGTCGGTGATACTGTAACGGTAATATCGTTTCCGATCTTGGGCACGGAATTATTTACTGATATTGTGAAATCCAATACGGGGTCTTCATCGTCACCCCCGGAGGAACATCGGATGAATAGCGTATACAAAATAAGAGAATAGAGGAAAAGCTTTTTCAT